TGACGGGCTGAAGCAGGCGCTGGCGCAGGTGCAAGACGGGCTGATCTCGATAACGCGCAATACTCAGACTGGCGTTGCGGAAGCCGTCAAGCTGTCTCCGGCGTTCGAGCAGATTGCGCGCGTGGCTGACGAAATCGGCGCGGCGTTTTCACGCTCTGTGCTGGACGCGCTGAACTACGTTCTCGCCAAGGTCAATCAACTGGGACAATTTCTTGAGCGCAATCCGGCGCTGGTGCAGCAAATCGGACGCGAATTCGAGAAGATTTTTGACGCAATCACCGATATTGCGCGCGCGATACTGGAAGGGCTGACTTTTGACGACACGCGCTCCGGGGCGCAGGCGGTTATTGACACGCTGCAAGGCGTGCGTGGCGTGATCGAGGCCGTTGCCGGGCTGGCGTCGGTGGTAGCCGCGACGGTGCGTGGCTGGTTTTTCCTGATTGACACAGCGCGACGGGCGCTCCAGGGCGTTCTGAACGTGGTTGCTGACGTACTGGAGTTTGTAGGGCGGATTGCCACGGCGATTTCCGGCGTAGCAGCTTCTGTGGGGCTTCTGGCGTCGTTTTTTGCTCAAGTTGCTGTTTCAGCGCAGGCAACCGCCAGTGCGCTACGCAGCGCTACAAGTGCACAACTGGCGCAGATTGGCGGACAAAAGCTAAGCGGTGAGGCCAAGGCAAACTTGCCTGCTAACCTGTCCGGCGTTTTCGGCACACCAAAAGTACCGAAGGCTGGCGGCGGCAAAGGTGGCGGCGGCGGGAAACAGGAAGACCCGGTGCTGAAGCAACTCGAAGCCCGGCGTGCGGAGGCTGCCCGAATCGAACGCCTGATTGCGGCTGAAGCCGACCAAAACTACCGGCTGGAGCGCGCGCGGATTGAGGCTGCAACGGCGGCACTCCGGGACAGCTTCGAGCGACGACGGATTTCAGCAGAGCAGTACTATCGCGAGCTTGCCAAGTTGCAGGAAGCCCAGGCGGAGAACGAAAGACGCCGGGCGGAGCAGGAGCGAGTAAGGGAATTCGCGAAGCTCCAGCAGGCGATTGTTGACCGTGAAGCGGCGGCGAAGATCAAAGACACCAAGGCGCGCGACCGCGAAATCAAGCGTCTGCTGGACGAGGAAGCACAGGCACAGGCGCGGATTATTGACCTGACCACACGGCTGGCGGAAATCGAAGCCGAACGCGAAACGGCGCGGTTGCGAACCGCACGCGAAAACGAAGAGTCCTACCGGCGCGAACAGGCGGCGATAGAAGACCTGCAAGCTGCTTTGGTTGCCGCCACTGGTGACAGGTTCGCCGTAGAGCGCTTGCGGGCGGAGCAGGAATACCTTGAGACGCTCCGGCGCGTCAGAAGCGAACTAACGCAGGCTAACGCAGACCGCGAAGCGGTGCTGGCAACGCTGACAGACGGCGAGCGCGAGCAGGTCAGACTGGCAGAAGAAATCCGCCAAAAGCGTCTGGAGCAGATTGCTGTTGACCAGGCTGTGGCGGAATTGCAGCGCGCGATTACGGAGACCAAGCGTGAGCAGGCGCAACTGGCTGAACAAATGCGGCTGGCGGGCTACACGGAAGCTGAAGTGCAAAAAGCCGTCAACGCGATATACGAGCGGCGCAAAGCCACGCTTGACGCGCTGGCACAGAAGGCGCGCGAAGCAGCGCAAGCGTTGCCCACGCAAGAGAACGTTGACGCTGTGCGTGACGCGATTGAGGCGGTTCAATCAATCAAGGTGGTTTCGCGTGACGCCGGCGCGCAAATCCGGGCTGACCTTGCCAGCTCGCTTGAGAACCTGTTTGCCGGGCTAATCACAAACGCGCGCAACGCCAAAGAAGCGTTCAAGCAGTTTGCGCTTTCTGTCGTGCAATCTATCGCGCGAATTATCGCGCAAATGCTCGTGCTGAAGTTGCTGCAAGGGGCTTTGGGCGGGATTTTCGGCAAAATCGGGCTTGGCGGGGCGTTGCCGGGAATACCAGGCAAGGCGGCGGGCGGCGCGGTTGCCGCTAACGCGCCGTATATCGTCGGGGAAAAAGGGCCGGAGTTGTTCGTGCCGCGCGTTTCTGGCACGATTATCCCGAACGACGCGCTGGCGGCAATGCCAGCGGCGGCGGCGGCGGCGCAGCCCGTAACGATTGTGAACCGCGTGGACACTGGCAGTTTTGACGACCACTTGATGGGCGCGGCGGGCGAGCGGATTGTCATCAACCATATCCGCGCCAATCGTGGGCGGATTGCGCAAATGCTGAGGACGGTATGAGTGCGCACGAAAACGGTATGAGCGCAAGCAAAAGCGAAAGACTACGCGCCCCTTTTCAATACTTCGGCGGCAAGGGAAACATGCTCGCCAAACTCCTGCCATTACTCCCGTCGCACAAGGTGTACGTTGAACCATTCTGTGGAGCGGCGTCACTCTTTTTCGCCAAGCAGCCTTCACCCGTTGAAGTGCTGAACGATTTGAACGAAGACGTGGTAAACGTGTTTCGCGTTCTGCAAGACAAAGAGACGCATGAAGAACTGCGTTTCAGACTGATGTACACGCCCTACGCGCGAGCCGAGTCCGTAAGGGCGATTGAAATGCTGAAGCAAAAAGACTTGACGCCAGTAGATAGAGCGTGGGCGTTTATGGTCAGGCAGCACATGGGCTTTGAGGCAGGAAGAGAAACAAGTGACGGGAGCTGGAGCAGAGCGTTTATATCCAAACAAGGTTGTGCTGGTAATTGCAATGGTTGGCTTATGCGTCTTTCAATGCTCGACGCTTGGCGCTGGCGGTTGATGCTGGTGCAAATTGACTGTCGGGACGCGCTGGAAGTTATCCGTTACTGGGACTCGCCAGACACGTTGTTTTACGTTGACCCGCCTTATGTCAATGAAACCCGTAAGAGCCTGAACGTTTATACCCACGAAATGACCGCCGAGCAGCATAAAGAGCTTGTGGGATTACTGCTTGGTATCAAAGGCAAGGCTGTTGTTTCGGGGTACGAGCATCCTCTGTATTCACCATTTACGCAAGCCGGATGGAAGGTGCATAAGTTTCACACTGCTTGCCATGCCGCCGGATGGGTACGGGGAAGCGGGTTGCAAGGGAACGGAAATTCGCTGGCAAAAGTCCCACGCACTGAAGTCGTCTGGGTGAAGGAATGAAATGACTGCGCCTGTCTTTGCCTTTGAGCCGAACTGGGCAAACGGGATTGACGAAATCTGGAGTTACCGCACGGAAGTCCAGATTGCTTGGGACGGGCGCGAAATCCGGCGCTGCACTCGTGACGCGCCACAACGTCAAATACAGTACCCGCTTTTGACGCGGACGCCAGAGCGTCGAAACCGCATCCACCGGCGGCTGCTTGACCTGCTGGGCAAGCAGGTACGCATTCCGGTCTGGCAGGACGCTAGTCCGGTATCGGTTAGCGTTGGAGCTACGAGTTGCTCAGTCAATACGCCAGGACGCCAGTACTACAACGGCGGCGAGGCTATCCTGTGGCAAGACGAACAGACGTGGCACGTGTGCAATAACCTCGTGAAGACTGCCACGTCTATCTCTTGGACAACGCCGACGGCAAGCGCTTTGCAGGGGCGCGTTGCGCCTCTCGTCAAAGCGCGGTTGCTGCCTGACGTTGACGGGCGGGTTTACACGGTTGACTTGGAGGAATTGCGCGTCAACGCATTCTTGGATTCAAACGTTCTGCTTGGACGCTTGGTTGACCACGACTACCCGACGTACTCCAGCCGTATTGTCCTAGAGCACAAGAGTGACGAAAAGGACAGAAGTCTGGAGTGGTCGCGCCGGGTTGAGACGCTTTCCTACGAAACGGGGCTGACGACGGCCTACCCGGCGTGGTCGCAATCCGTCGTGGCGTACGATTTCCAGTGGATTTTTTCTGTACGCCAATCCTTCGGCAAGTTTCTCGATTTTTTGCACCTGCAGCGCGGGCGATGGGGCTGGTTTTGGTGGGATACTTGGGCGCGCGACCTGCGTTTAACCGCGCCAATCGGAGCGTCGGACACGGTGATTTCCGTAACCAACACGGCTACTGGTACTGTATCGCCGTGCCGTTCTGCTCTGACAATCCGGCGGAAAGACGGTACACTTTTCCGGCGCAACGTTACCGCGCAGACCGCCACCAGCGTGACGCTCAGCTCGGCGCTGGGCACGGCGGTGGCAATCGGAGAGATAGACCGGATTACCTGGCTGCTGCCGGTGCGATTTGACACTGACAGCTTCCGCTTTCGTTGGGAGACGACTACGCTGGTGCAGATTGCGGCACGGCTGCGTCACGTGCTGACAACGAATTCGTGAGGTTAAAGTGAGCTGGGATACTCTCGACACTGGACAGGCTACAAGTCGCCCGGCGCTGGCGTTCGAGTTTCTCGCGCACACCACTTACTACCGCTATACCTCGACTTGGGCGACTGTGACGATTGCCGGCCATCCATACACGCCGGAAGTGATTTCGGTTGAGCCGTTGGAACTCAAGCCCAATCAGACAGACCAGCGGTTGACGATTCTATGCCGCCAAGACTTACCGGTGGTGACGATTGCGCGTCAAGCCAGACCTCGGCTGCGCGTCAGAATTCGCCAGTTTCACCTGAACGACCTGACAGCGGTGCAAGTCTTCTGGGTTGGCTCGGTGATAGGCGTATCCTTCCAAGGCGTTGAAGCGCGTTTGCTCTGTGACGCCGGGATAAACCGCGTTGACGGGCTGCTTGCGCCACAGCAGTTCGGCGGCTCCTGCCAGTGGGTATTAGGACGCCCGTGGTGTCCGGTCAATCTCTCCAGTCACACCTTCGCCGGCACGGTAACAGCCGTGTCCGGGCTTCAGGTGACAGCTTCAGCTTGGGAAGGTAAACCGGCTGGGTATTTCGTCAACGGACACTTGATTACCGCCGACGGGCGTAGCGATACGATTGACGAGTACCTGCCCGGCCCGGGCACGGTACGCACTCGTTCCAATCTGGGCATCGCCGTAGGTGATAGCGTAACGGCTGTTGCTGGCTGTGACGGGGCATTTACGACCTGCCAAGGGCGATTCGGCAGCGAGACAAACAACGGCTTAGCGTGGGGCGGGTTTCGTATTCCGTCACGTGACCCGCAACGAGGGGGAATAATCTGATGCCGTTCCCGTTGATTGCCGTCATCATTGCGATTGCGTCAATTGCGCTGAACGTGATTTCGGCGCTACTGCGCCCCAAGACAAACGACCGCCCAGAGAAAGATTGGGACATTCCAACCTCGACAGAAGGGCGGTCAATTCCGGTTGTGTGGGGGACTGATCTTCAGAAAGCGCCAAATATCATTTGGTGGGGCGACCAGAAAGAAGTAAAACGGAATAACATCTGGCGCTACTTTACAGGCATGGCGTGGGCGCTGGCGCACGGCGCGCCAACACTCAAGTCGATCATCGTCAACGAAAAGGTTATTTGGACGGGAACTTTGACGCACGGACAGACGCTGTTTCTGGATAAGTCAAATCTGCTCGGCAAAGTCAGCGGCGGAGTTGTATTTGATTTGAAGTACTACCAAGGCAACGGGACGGCTGGTGCAGACCCATACCTAGCTTCACGGGTGCCGAATTATCCCGACCATCGGCGCGTTGCCTACCTGGTGTCGCGCGGCCCGGCAACGTGGTCATCAGGAAGCAACTGGAAGGGATATATCGGCAACTCGCCAAATCTGCCGACGGTGGAATTTGAGTTGCAACGGTTCCCAAGCGCAATTACGCCTCCGTCGTCTACCGGCCCAATTGGAACGCTGCTCCCGACTACGACACAAACGTACGCAAATCCACCAGAATGGGAAACCAGCGATGCCTGGACAGCACGCGGCTTCGACTACTCTTCTGACGGCTGGAACAATACTCACAAGTACCTGCAAGTCAGTAAACCCACCACCAGCCAACCATCTCAGTATCCCGAATTTTTTACAACTCTTGGTTCACCGTATGCTGGTTTATCAAGCCGCCCTAATACAATCACATTTGACTTGTGGGTGAACTATTTACCACCACACAGTGGGCGCATCAAACTTGCTCTCAAGTCTAATGGATCTTTAGGGTGCATCATCCCAAATGAACTTTTGACACCGAATAACTGGAGCGAGATCACCATTCCGCTCACTACACAGTGGCCTTGGCGCAAAGGCTCTGATCCTTACACTGACCCGTTAGCGACACAAGCAGAAATTGACGCTTGGGCCAAAAATTTGATCTTGATAAAGGGCATCATCTTAGACGTAGCCGACCTGTATAACTTACCGCAGGGTGATCTTATTGTGCGTCTTAAGAATTTCTGGTTTGATAAAGCCAGTTCTTCAAGCGGCGCAATTGGCGGCGACGCTAATCCTATCTGGATGCTTTACGAGGCTTTAACGAATAACGTGTGGGGATGCGGCGTTGACCCAGCAGACGAATTTGAGGGAATTGATGACGCTTCATTTCAATCGGCTGCCAGCCAGGTAGCGGCTGAAGGGTTAGGCGCGTCATACATCCTGCAGGAGTCAATGCAGTTCCCGCGCTTTGCCGATATGATTTTGCGCCACGTTGACGGCGTGTTATACCGCGAGCCGACGAATGGCAAGTGGACGGTGAAGCTGATTCGGGACGACTACGACCCGGCAAACCTGCCAATTCTGGATGAAACGAACATCATTGAAGTCCAAGAATTCGGCACGGACGTAAGCGGCAATTTACGTGACGTGGTGCGCATCAAATTTGCCGACCGCACTAAGCAATACAAAGAGTCTGTAGCAACTTTTCGCAACCCTGCGGTGCGTGCGATTCAGGGGTATTCTTCAGCAGTGGAGTTGGACTTCCCAATGGTTCGCGACCCCGGCGTTGCGCAACGGATTGCCGAGCGTGAAGCGCTGGGCTACTCGTATCCGTTGCGCCGGTTACGTGTGACGGCAACACGGAAGGCGGCAAAGTTGCGTCCGGGTGACGTGTTCCGGTTTATTTGGGCTGGGTACAACGTGGACGCAATTTTCCGCGTCACTTCGATTCGGCTTGGTTCTCCGGCTGACGGTGTGGTGATTGTTGAGGCGGTTGAGGATAAGTTCTCAATTGCTTCCACAACGATTGGTGCAGAGCCGTCACCTGCGCCAGACCCCGAAGAGCCGCCGCCGCCTGAAGAAGAATGAAGAATATGACCGAACGCGAAACCCAACGACAGATTGTTGACGCGCTACGCAGGGCGGGTTGCCTGGTATGCGTCACGAGCAACCGGGAACGCACAGCGAACACGCCGGGAACGCCTGACTTGTTCGTCTGGCGCGCTGGTAGGTGGACAGCGCTGGAAGTGAAATCGCCAAGCGGGAAGCTGACGGCGAAGCAATCGGCGCTTGTGGAGTCCGGCGCTGTCCACGTGGTGCGAAGCGTAGAGGATGCCTTGCGAGTCGTGATGTGCTAGACTGTGAGCAGGCTCGGCGGTAGAAAGGTGAATTCCATTGCCCGTGAAGGATGACCTTGGTATGCCACCGGGTCAACTTTTTCAAGAGGCGCGTTGTGCAAGTAAACGAAGCCGGACTGAATCTAATCAAAAAGTTCGAGGGCTTGCGCCTGCGTGCGTATTTGTGCCCGGCGAAGGTCTGGACAATCGGCTACGGTCACACCCGGACGGCGAAACGGGGGCAGGTTATCACAGAAGCTGAAGCTGAACGGCTATTACGCGAAGACCTGCGTGCGTTCGAGAAGGGCGTATTGGACGCGCTTGGTGGCGCGCCAACGACAAGCAATCAGTTTTCGGCAATGGTTAGCCTCGCATACAACATTGGGCTTGGCGCATTTCGCCGCTCGAAAGTCTTGGCTTTCCACAAGGCGGGGAGAACAGCGGAAGCTGCCAAAGCCTTTGCCAACTGGCGCAAGGCAGGCGGCAAGGTATTGCCCGGCCTGGTACGTCGGCGTGCGGCGGAGGCGAAGTTGTATCTGACACCGTGAAAAAGCCCAGCCTGGGAAACCCCAAGCTGGGCAACCTAAACGGACACAAATCAACGGTTAGACATCAAACCCTGGCAAGGCAGGAATAAAGGGGAGACGGCAAGGCATCACCAACTGGCGGATGACGTTGCCCAATTGGTCAGCCGAAGATAGTTCTATAGCGTCGTAAATAGGACGCTCTGCTTCTGGCTTGGCAAACCGGATTTGCACGCCTTTGGACGGGATAGCTTGAACGGCATCGCGTAGGAAATTGGCGTTGACCACGCCAGATGCCGAGTAATCGCACTGTGCCGCTATCCTAACAGGCGAAAGAATAGTTTTGTCTTGAGCGGCGAAAGCTACGCAGCCGGGGCGAGTCCAGAAAAAGACGTTTCGGTTTTGGCGCGTGGTTTCTCGCCTGGCGGCCATCAGCGCCTTGAGGAATTCGGCTTTTTCGCAATGCAGAGTGGTTGCGCCCTGCACTGGCGGAAAGACATCAAAGTAGTACGGATACTGTGCCTGAATAACGGGCACAGAGAAACCTGCCTTTTCGTGCTGGATGACCGCCTCGACATCGTTGATAGTAATCTTGAAGATGACGTTTGAGGCACGAGGAAGTTTCAGTTCGACAAGCTCTCTCGCGCTCAAAATGGCGGTTACCGGCTCCCGGCAATCGTGCCCACCATCTGAATTAAAGTAAGCCAAGCGATAGCCGTCTGTAGCGACGGCGCAAAACGCCTTTGGGGTTACATCCAGAAGGACGCCGGAAAACGCCGGGCGTTTGAAGTCGAAATCCCGTGACGCGGCGAATGCGGTCGTTTTCAGCGCGCGATGAAAAACGTCAGCCCTGATCTCTATCTGTCGCATGGTTCACCTCCAAAGAACGCGGCAAGCCGAACGCCGTCGGGGCAAAGGGTTACGTCCAGCGCACAAAACCGGTCTGAGAACGAGTGACGTGTCCGCTTGGCGTATTCGGTCGCAAAGTCCGAGCCAGGCGGCTTGGCGTCGTGAATCCACGGCTGCGACTTAGGAACGCCGGTTGCCCATACGTAAAGGGCAGACGGTAGCTGTATCTGCCACTCGTCTGCATCACACGGCAGAAAGAAGGCAACCGTAAACGAAACGCTTCCTTCATAGCGCCAAGCGACTAACTCACTGTCAAGATTCTTCAGCCAGACGGGTCGCTTGGTGGACTCCAACAGGGCGGCGGCAAACGGGTGGACGGGCTGCTTGAAGTGATGCCGCCAAGTGGCGGCGAATTCCTGATGCGAGAGTTCCATTTTCTTTTCTCCTTTCGGCAAAAGCGCCACGCCTAGATACGTGGCACAGGTCTCGTTTACGCTACGGCAGAAGCAGCTCTGGCGTAGCAAAGTCATCGGCGTGGGCGTCGCACGCCTCGCCGGGGGCAATGAACTTGATGTTGAGACGTTGGCGTCGCTTATACCCGACGCCGAATGAAGCCGCCGCTCCTGGGCGGACGTAACCGACCCAAATGTCATAATGGTTGCCGGCCATCTCATAGACGGGTTTTACCCCGTCCTGCGGGTTGGCTCGGCGAAGGCAGCCCTTGATTGCCCACGCCAGCCAGCCTTCGACTGGCTGGGTGGGGTCAAAGGTAAGGATTGTCTCGCCGGCGGCTTTTACTTGCCGCCAGACCCCCAACGCCGGGAAGACCGTGCCTTCAGGTACTCGCACCCGCGTAACGGGTGCGTAGGGTGAGTTGCTGCTTGTCCAAACGATGAAATCAACCATTTCTGCCATTTTCTTTTTCTCCTTTCTTTCGGTAAGGCGCTACACCCGAAGGCGTAGCGCGGGTTTCAGGTTAGACAAACCGTTGCAGGCGCGTGACGGCGATAATCTGGCCATCCTGCCGGATGGCTGTCGGGCCGGTGTCGGGCGCAAGCACGTCGGGACGGCGGACGTGCTGCGCGACCAATGACGACACGATGTAAACCTTATTCGGCTCCGGCTCAGGCAGGCCAATGACCCGCTCGAACCGGGTAGTGACAACCGGGACGCCAGCGATGCCATCGTCTGTCGTCTGCGTTGAATCCAGCCGGGCGATGCGCCCGGACACCGGAAGGGTGATCGGCTGCGCACCGGATGGCTGGATTGTGATGGGGTGCGGGGTCAAGTTGACGAGTTCCATTTTGTCTTTCTCCTTCTTTTGGTAAGGCGCGCCAGACGAGTGCCTGACGCGCCGGGGTTGAAAGTCTAGACCAGCTTGATTCTTACCGGCTGACCTTCGGCATCCACCCACACTCGTGGGCAACCGGGGATTGCCTTCACAATTGCGTCTGTCACGCCGTATTGGGCGACGAACCGGCGGACTGCGTTGCGTGACGCTGCGTAGCGGTCGCCGTATTCACGGGCGCGTCCCTGCAACTCGGCGCCAGACAGAACGCCGGGGATGTGGCCCTTACATAGAACGTGAATCTGGTAAGAACCAAACCGGGCAGGAACCTGAGAGGAAGGGATTTCAATCGTCTTGGCCATCGTCGTGTCTCCTGCGTTTTAGGCCCGCCGGCCGTTGATTGACTTAACCTTACGCCTTCTTATACGGCTTGTCAAGAAAAAAGTTTCAACTTTTTCCGCTTGCGCCGGGAGCCGGACTCAAACGATACTACCTTCGCCGGACAACCCGGCTACTTCTTAATTAAGGAGGCTACGAAAGTGGCTGGACGATGGGAAAAAATCGCCGCTGCGCGCTCGGCGGAAGAGATGGAACACTTTGCTTACCTACGTCTGATAACGCGCGCTTTGGGCATTTCGCACGAGGTGCTGGCGGACAGGCTTGGTTTCGTTCGCCCGTTTGACGCTCAGGAAGCGTTGCGGGGGCGCCGAGAGCACACGGCGGACGAAATCGCCATCGAGTTACTTGACACTTGGCGCGCGTCACGCCGGAAATATCTTGACGCGGCGCGTTATATGGACTCACTTTTGGCCGAGTTAGACGAGTCCGCTCCAGATCAGGTCTAGTTGCTGTGCTGCCCAGTGCTGTGCCGCCCAAGCCGGCGTAGTGGCTACGAGCGAACGGAGCCGAAGCAGCCACTGCGCCTTCTCAGGGTGGTGTTGCAGGGTGATGCGCCAGCGCGCGTCGAAAGCGGCTTGCGCGTTACGGCGGTAGGCTTCAACTTCCGCCCACCAGCGCCAATGCCAGTCGCCGGACGGCGCGGCTTTTTCCTGCAAATAGCGCGTGAATTCGTAGCGCGCAAACTGCTCTGAAACTGCCAGCCGAACGGCGATTGACACCAAGTAGG